TGTTGCGATGGCAGGGTACCGATGCTGATGCGTCCACCTCTCGAACAATTACGGAAGGACTTACGGAAAAAGCCATATTATTCTCCTTTAATATTATCTAATAAAATCTTTTTTTTACTAATTTATAGTTATCACAGTTTTATTTATAAAAGTTTCTATATCTAAAAAACTCTATCAGGCCTATATTCAATCCATCCTGCATCATCTGCTAGTGGATCGCCTGTATCAATAAAGCCAAATGGCAATAATTCTTCATCAAGCTGTTCATTGGTTTTTTCTTTCAATGCCGCTAAGGTATTGATATCTGTTAATTCTCTAAAGAATCGTTGGTCAGATAACCATGCAAACAGTACTAAGGTCATTACCAAATCATCATGATGACCTGACTCTGCTTCGTAAGAATTGCCTCTTTTACTAAAACGCGATAACTCCTGTATTGTGTTATAATCTTGTAATATTAACTGATTCTGCTCAATTAATAATTTCAATATTGAACAACCTTTAGACTTTACACTTTTTGTTGTTCGTATTCCATGATCAGATCTCTTCCCTCCAAAATTTGATACTTGCTTCCCGGCTCGCCCGTGGTTTTCAGTAAAGAGAAGATTTTCATAGCCGTAATCCATAAAGAGTATATCAGCAACTTGTTCGCCAATATCGTTAATTTCTATTAACACTGCACTCTCATTGTACATCAGCCCTATTCTATATATAACGGAGGCAAAGTCTACAGGACTTATGGTATTATCCTTAAAAACACATACTTGTCTGTATGGCATCTCCGTCGTATCAATTATATTAAACGCCGAATAATCAAGACCTTTACCTCTTGATACATCAACTACCATTACATAAGAACGATCTGGTTGAACAGCTTCGTACTGTGTAATGTTTTCGGCCTCATGCACCGGCCTAGAAGGCGCAAGTTCTTTGAGTTTGGCACCGCTTATTAGTGTACCTGAGCTTCCTAAGAACTGACAGCAATATTCTTGTTCAAATTTTTCGTTATCAAAGTCTAAGGCTTCCATGGTTTCATCTTTCCACTTCTCGTCTCGACCTGGGACATCATACCATTGAACTTCAACAAATTCATAACCATTGGTACCTTCTTTAGCACCTTTACATGTTTTCCAAAAATGGTTTAATCCGTTTGGTGTTGATGTCATTAATAATTTTGTAGTTTTACCTGATGATATCGTTGGATATACTGAAGCAAAGAATTCATCAAAGCCTTCAATAAATGCAACCTCATCAAGGTATAGAAAGGAAATAGATTTACCACGAATGGCAGACGATGTTGTAGTACCTGCATAAATCTTACAACCATTTTCTAAAGTAATATTACCTTTATTCCATTCTTCAATACCTTGCTGAATCCATTTAGGCAACGCTTCATAGGCAAGCTGAACTCTTCCTAATACCTCTCGAGCTCCGTCACCTTTGTTTGCCAATATGGCTACAGTCTTGAATTCATTAAAGAGGATGTAGTGTAATATAACCGCTACTGCTGTTGTAGTTTTACCAGCCTGTCTTGATGTAAGTACTGCAACTCTTCTATTATCTGTAATCTTTTGTGTAATATCTTTTTGGTAATCATACATATCCATTGGAATTAATCCATGGTCAACATGTACAATTTTAATATAATTTTCTGCAAAGTAAATTGGATCTTCAGCACACTTCATATATTCTTTAAGAAGCTCAGGAGTCCATTCTATTTGTTCTCCAATCTTTTTAAGATGGGAATTACCTAGATAACCTTTATCAAAATTATGCATCTGTATCTTTTTCGCCTTTAATCATCTTAAGTAAATCTGAGGTTGAGACAATTAAATTATTATTAGTAACTTGTGTTTGACTTGATTGGTCTTCTTCTTTTGCATATCTTTTCTTTGTCGACATTTCAACATAATCTTTGTTTGCATCAAGTAACGTTTTCATTAATGTAGAGACAACTTCAAATGCTCGAGGAGATTCGGATTGTTTTGCGATCTCTGTCATTTCACGTACTGCATCGTCGCCAAGATTAATAATATTCTCAATGTTAGCTTTTGCTAACTCAATATCTTTTAAATTCTCGGCAGCATTCTTTTCTAAAACAGCAGGTGGTTGTATAACAGATTCTTGAGGTAGATTTTTTAATTCATCAACCGTATCAGTTACTACTTCACCTTCTTCCGCTTCTTCTAAGGGTCTCATGTTTAGTACCTGGGCAATTTTATCATCTTTATCTTTCATACTATTATTTATCCATTATCAGTCATCTTCTAATTGCCATCCCTGGCCGGCTAACTCCTAAACTATTTCGCTTCTTGTTTGTCTACACCAGCTTTATCAGCAACAGTTTTAATTGAACCGGACACTACGTCCAAAGTTCCAGTAGTCACTGCCGCGACATCTGAGGCTACTCCACCTACAATACCTTTAGATCCATCAATAACTGAATCTACAGTAGAGCAACCTGCTAAAGCGATAAACATGATAGCAATAAATGATGCTTTCATATTATTCTCCTATCTGTAATTCCGAAAGTGGTTCCCTAAGATACCGTCATCCACCTCTGCCGCCCGTACCACTTGATACGCATAGCCAAATCCCTTTTATGTATTTATCCTTCTTCCGTCATTTTCCAATCGCCATCTTTATTTACCCAAGCACAACTCTTTCTTAAACTCGATGTGCTAAAACGATGGTCTCGCTTATTAAAGAATAATTCAACATCTCTCTTGCGACAAATATCTTTGCCTGTAAATTCCTTATCTCTATATTCTTCGCCTAGAATACGAACGTGAATTGTATATAATTCTAATATATCTTCAAGATCTCTTTCTGTTGAATAAGGAATAATTTCATCAACATAACTTACTGCTTTAAGTTGAGTATATCTCTCAACAATAGTTTGGATAGGTTTATTCTTTTCTTTAGGTCGGTCAATAGCAGGATCCATTTGTAATCCTACCATTAAATAATCACATTGAGATTTTGCTTCTCTCAACATTTGAATATGCCCGGAGTGAAGCAAGTCAAAGCTGCTACATGTAAATCCAATTCTCATAATAATAATTCCTTTTAACTGGGTTCAGTATCAGATGATGTTCCTATGTAAGCCCAGTTGTCGTCAAACTCAATCAAACTATAATCTATTGTTTGTGTTATATCGGAGGTTGCTACATTATTTGCTGTAGAACCTGGTTGTCCTGTTTGATATACTTCAAACTCTGTATCAGCTGCTGTATCAGTTGCCAATCTTGCGTCAACAAATTTAATAACTGCCTTATCCTTCTCAGGTCCAAAGAACCAACCTTTCATTGTAAAGTTAAGTGTATATAATATACTTCGTCTTGTTGTAAAAGCTTCTTCGTATAAATCTTCAGAAGTAACATCATTTAATATGAGAGGGATATCTATTGCTTCTAATCCTGAAATAAGATTCACTGTACTCGTAAATTCAGGATTAAAGAATGGCAAGATTTGTTCTAAACATTTAACCGCATCTTCATTATATTTTGCCATGATGTATAAACTGAATCCCATATTATATGGAGTTCCTGAATATACAAATCTTCTTCCACCGTTTTCTACGTCTACTGCTACCTTTCTTATTTTTCTTGTAGGTGAAACTTTTCTTTCAGCATCATATGTAAAACTTGTTAATTCAAAAGCCATACGAGGCAATGTCATTGCGAACGGTTGTCCTGCAGTTGGCTTTCCAAACGCGTCTTGTGTTGCTCCGCCCTGTAAGGTAGGATCTTGGTCAAGTCTTGCGAGTATCTTTTGATATGGTCCGTAAGATATAGGTACTATCTGCCTCTGATTTAAAGTACCATCAGTAGTTGTTCTTCTAACTTCTAACTGATTAAAATATGTACCAAACAAAGCAACATATTTGCGAATCGTAGAATTGTAAAAATAGTTTGCTATTGCCATTAGGTATCACTTATTGATATGTTTTCGCTAAACGGATCTACTTCTGAGAAATCAATAATACCATCTGCTTCAATTTCAAAGTCGAGGTTGCTTGCGTTATCATCTGTTGAAGCCAATGCAGTAAGTGTTGCGTTATTTGCATCAACTATAATATCTGTGTTATAAGCAGCAAAGTAATTATCGATGTTAGCTCGACCAGTATTGAATCTTTGGTTTGCATATTCGATTAATTCACATTGCATATCATATACTTGAGTTTGTCCCATTTGATAAAATATGCTTTCATGTTCAACATATTTAATTTCAAACATCTTTTCATTTAGTGGGAAGTATATTAAATCGCCTTCTCTTGGACGAGTAAGTTCAACAACTTCTCGAGTCACGTGTCTTTCAAATGTTCTGTTGGCAACTGTAAGTGTTAATGTATCTCTTATTTGTAAACCAAACTTAGATAGGAAATCGCCTTCTCCTTCAAAACCTTCCATGCTTTTAACATAAGTTTCAAATTCAAAAGTTTCGTTATATTCTGGAAAGTCGTCTTCATTAAAAATGATATCACGACCTTTAATTGCTCTGCTAATATAAATTACATCAACACCATACTGCTTAATAGATTCTATTACCAAATCATCAATCAGTGACTGCTCTTGAACTTGAGAGTAATTATTAAAGAAAGTATTCGTGGCCATTACTTATCCGATATAATTGTACTGAAGAGGTTGTAGTTCGCCGATTGCTTCTTCTTCCATCAATCGTCTTTCTTCCTTTGCATCAGATAGTATTTGCTCTCCGTTAAATGCAACTCCACCTACAAGTTGCATGCCTGTAAATTTAGTTAGGTTTGAACCCCATTGTTCTTTGACTAAAGTAGCAGCATAATTCTGTAACCAACGATCAGACCATACATCACTGTAAGTATCACCGTCAATAACATCATACGCTTCAATAATAATATATTCACCGACAGGCATTGTATCCATTCCTGCATCTATGTGTAATCTATTTACATGTTTATTATAACGAATCATTGGTTTGCCAACAAGCATCTCTTGTAAGAATTCTAAATGTTGCATTGACATATAATAATTTGTGATATTATAACCAGTAATATCTTCAAGATTATTTAAAACAAATTGATACTGAACATTAAAGATTCCACCACCTGTAGAAATACTTGATTGCATATTAAAAATACCAGAAATACCAAGTATCGTTGTAGGTAGTGCTATATAACCATTATCTTTATCAGTTTGAGTAATCTGATGTTTCATATAAACAAGCTGACTTCCGTTGTAATGATAATCTCTCCAGAAATCTATAGCTTCATCAAGACGATCATCGATTTGTTCATCTGACACATTAATATCAATGACAGGTGCACCCAGCTTGCGGAGTACCCAGTCCTTGAATTGTTGTCTTGTTGTCGGTTGTGCCATTGTCTTAATCTCTTTTGTTTATATTATTTATTCGGTATACTCTATAAAGATATAACCGTAGTTGCCGAAAAACGAAAGTCTTTTACCTTTGTGTCACTTACACCACTTGCTCTTGCCCATAATTCTATAGATCCTGTAAATATGTAAGTGGCATTTCCAGAAGAACTACTTGCGATGTTTGGAACTTGATTTATTACTACAGGTATGCCGGTACTTAAATTACTTGTTATCCACCCAGTGTCATAACTATTAACTGCATCAACGTTACTACCATTCATGGTTCGTAGAGGAGCAATGTTACCTGCTTGAGCACTTGCTGTGTCAACAGTCATTTTCATTTTTATGCCTGTAATAGTTCCACTTGTAGTATTATTTCCATACACCCATAATCCTGGATTGCTTTGAGTTAATCCATAATATACAGTATTTGTGGTTGTGCTAAACTGAGAACCTTTTGTGTATGTTAATCCATCAGAGCCGGTCACAGACGATTGTCCAAAATATATTAAAGCCGTAAAGACAAGAACGCTATTCCATCTAACATCTAATCTTGTTTCTGGTATTCCTTCACCATCAATATAGTCTGTCTCTCTCCATTCGTAAGAACCTACAGAACCACTGTTGGCTGTCTCAGTTCCAGTTTGGTCGTTATATGTTGTTTGCGCATTACTTGTTGAGTTAGGTCCTCTTGCGTAAGCATAGTCAAAACGAGTAGCACCAGAACCAGTTCCAGTTGCTTGACTATCATCAGTAGCAATTAATCTTAATCCTTGAGTGCCGCTAACATAATATTTTAAACCGAATCTTGTCTTGGCATTAGCTGAAGAACCACCATTAACAACTTGGTTATGAACAAATCCTGATCCTTCGTTTAAGTCTGCTACAAGGTTTGTTATTACATTACTAGTAATACCTGCACTACCACCGCCAGTTCCACCGGTATCTGTTGTGCCTGCTATTGTATTAAATGTATGACTTGGCATCTTTTATTTCCTTTACTTATTATGAACAACGTGTCCATTAACAATATATGTACTGTCTCCACCAACAGTCAGTGTATATACATCCTTAATCTGTTCTGGTGATTTATCAATTGAAGTTACTTCTTCATCATAATATTCATTTGTTTCAGAATTATATTTCTTCAATATATCTCCTACCGCAAGTTGTGTTAAATCAAGGTTTGGATAATCTAAGGTTTCAGTATTTTCTCCAAGACATTTCCAACCATCAGTTGTTAAGAATGGGTGAGTACTTGAAACAAACATATCACTTCCGTTTATAGAATAATAATAATCTCTTAATTTGAAAGTTCTAAATCCTTCAATTTCTTTATGTAAACCATCTTGACCAATAACGTAATGAACTTCGTCATCTTCTTTGTTTGAGTATTGATCGTAAGCTGAATCCAACGTCATAATGCTTACTGTATTTGTATCAACATTCCATCTATATAAATTAGCTGACCCAATGAAACACCCAGACCCAGATGCTTGTGCATTGGCTTCAAATCTCCATGTAGCAACTTTAGTATCTTCATATCCTGACTTTCGAGCCCAACATTCGATAATTTCAATATCTGTTTCATTATCAGTACCAGCAACTGGACCATAAGCAGCTGCTGTTGCCGCTGCTGAAACGGACGCGCCTGATGATGTGCTTGCCGTAACATATCCTGTATCTGTTATAATAGTACCGCCCGTAGTCTTAAGAACACATCGAGTTGTGTCTGGTGTTACTGAGTTTTCTTCCCATATTGTTGTTGATTGGCCACTCGTTCTTGAAACAAATGCGCCAGTTGATTGAGTGTAATACCCAAGAGGATCTCCACCAGTTCCAGTTGGAGTAAATCTGATTTCTGAACCACCGCCTGATCTTGCGCGATAATAAATATTACAAGAGGAAGTAGAAGTAATTGGATCATTTACACCAAAATTCCCGCTGTAATGATTATCCGATTCTCCGGTAAGGAGTGTGCCACCTTCTCGAGCAACAATACTTGTAGCTCCTGGCCAACCGTTTAGAGAACCTCCACCGTTGGCAGTATATCCAAAAGCAACTGCTCTTATTTCAGATGCGGATATTACAGTAAAACACAAGTGCCATCTTTGATAACCTGACCATGTTGGTGTTGTTCCGTCGGCCCAGTTTATATTGCTAGAAAAAGTTGGTGTATGATTTGAAGTACTAAGATCTAATAACATTTGTGCAGATTTTCCAGCCGCCGCAGCCGTTTCAGTAAAAGTAGTATCAGCTGATAATATACAATTCATAAACGGAGTTGAAAAATTTATGTTATCATTAGTAGAAGATATTGCATAAGCACCCGCATGAGTTTTAATTCTTCCTACATTACCAACGATATTTTCCAATACTCTTTGATTGTCAATAACTGACGTGCCTGCTATATTAATCGACATTATTAATCTCCAGTTAACCTATTAGTAGCTGCTATCAGCTCAGCCAAATTATCTTCTTCATTATCGTGTTCTGGATATTGAATCCATTCTTCCCATACATTGCCATCAGCGTCTTCTCTTTCGATTTTTGATGTTTTAAATAATCCTGTTAAAGCCATTTCTTATGCTCCCCAACTTGTTGCGGTAACTGAATGAACAGTAGAATCCCAAGATGTTATAACAATAATCCAGTATCTTGCAGTTGTCCAATCAGGTTCTGAATCATTTTCAAAAAGCCAAGTTTTACCACCGCCAAATGTTAAATCGTGCAAGTCAGTTGATCCGTCAACTAAATATGTAAATTGATCACCGCCTGTAGTACCAGTTATTCCAGTAATTATTACATCACTACCACTTAATGTTAAAAACTCTTGAGTTTCTGCGGCCATAGATTGGGCAAGATTTGCTGTACCTTGAGTTCTTGTTGCGTAACCTGGTTGAACATTATCGTATTCACCATTAACTCCAGTAAGATTTTTAAACTGCATACCAGTTAAAGCACCACTAGTCGTTCTATCTATTACTGTTGTTCCGCCTATTTTAATTGCCATATAATTAAACTCCTGGGTTCACTCCGGCCGTTGGTCCGTAATTACAAAACACACTTAATGGACCTACGTTAGCCGTCGAATAAAATGTACCTTCATTACACACAATCTTAATTCTAAAATCTGGATCTGAAGAGTTAAAGTTTGCAGTAGTATGAGAATCATTTCCTGAGCTTGAATCTACTTCTGCAGACCAGCCAAAGAACACCTGCGATGAAGCACAATTATAATAAGTTCCTGCTGCCAAGCCGTCATCTGTTGGCAAAGGGCCATAACTGTGACCCGAATTACTTCCGCAATTAGATCCTGAACAGTTCTGAGTGCCAGGGTTATATTGAACTTCTACTGATGATATTCCAGTTAATCCTGTATAGTTTGCATATGTAGTATACTGAGTAGATCCGTTTCTCGAATCACCTGAACCATAAGTTACATTAACTCTATTATTTGCTGCACTATGAAGAAACGACATCCAGGCTGCAGCCCAAGGAGTACCTGATCCAAAAGAACTTGCTAGGTTATCCCATTGATTACCAAGACCACCTAAAAAATTTGAAAACGAGGATGATGGAGCCGACACTGCATCAAAAGGTACCGCTGTACATCTTGCTACACCATCAGGCCATATTACACCACTGATTGTCCAATATCTATCGCTTGACCAAGTAGGTGTTGATGTAAATGAAAATTGAGAAATAAAGGTTGGGGTATACCCAGCGGATGCACGATCTAAATATATGGTAAAATGACTACCGATTTGACCTGCACTAAAAGCTCCAGCAGGAGCTACAGAAAACTGCAAGTTTTGAGTCATCGCGAAACTAAATGCAGCATAACCTTGAGTAGATGCTGTACCGCTGTCTGCATCTCCTATTGGTATTGCACCACTAGATGGAATTGTTATTACATCCGGATGAAAATCCGTAAAGTTAACATCTTCAAAAAATGTTTCATCACCATTGGAAGTGCCAATAACTCTTGAATCGTCAATTACCGTTGTGCCGGCTAGTTTAATCGCCATCTTCGTCCTCCAGACTATTAGCGTTTTAAGTATATAGTTTATTTATACTTAGTCTCTTCTTTCAATATCAGATTCTTCGAGTTTGTCTCCAAGCCATACTTCAATTACTTTAGCGGTTTCGGTACCAACATTTGTTGCTCTATGCCAAACATTCTTTGGAATGTCAACACTTTGCCCTTCCCAATAGATACGAGATTCTGTTCTGTTCATACCATGATCAAGTTCCATTAATATAGAACCTTTTACAACATGCCAATGTTCAGATCTGTGTTTATGTTTTTGGTCGCTTAGTGATTGTCCTGCATCAAAACTTAGTTCTTTAACTCGCCAAGATCCGTTAGAATCTAATATTTTATATGTACCCCATTTACGCTGAGTCGTAGGTTGAGACCATTCTTTTAATATCCAACTTGATGAATTCTTTTTATCTTCTCCACCAACTCCAAACTCAAACTGAATACCTTCTACTGCCATCTCAGGGATGTTGTCTGATGTTCTATCACCACCATTAACAAATATAATGGTATCGTGTGGATACAACAATTTAACTTGTTCTAAGCAATGTATCGCGCTTCCATCAGAATCATCAAAATCAATAACTGCATCAACACATGCTAATGCCTTAACGATTGCTGCTCTTTCTTTCCAAGGCATAAATGCTCTACCTTTCTTTCGTATTAACCATTCGTCAGAATTAACTCCAACGACAAGGTTAGTACCAGAAAGTGAAGCATCTTTTAAATATTCAATATGTCCTGAATGAATTGGATCAAAACCACCTGTCGCAACTACAGTAATCATTTGAGCGGATCCATGAAATAATCAAATACAAAATTAGTATCTTTAGTTGCTAACATTTCTTTTGGAATATCAACTACATCAGGGTGGTAATACCAATCTTCATAAGGATAACCATCAGCGTGGAATCCAACATTTGGAACTGCACAAACATATCCATGTTCTTCTAATATCTTTTTGGCAGCATACTTTTTATCTGTACTTAAACGATACGAATCATGTTCAAAAGTAATTATACCAAACTTGAATTTATCCAAAGGCATTTTTTCTAATACCGAGATTGATAATTCATCACAATCAATTTGTAAATAATCTATTATTGGATCCATGCAATGTTTGTAAAATAAATCTTCGTAATTTATTTCAGTTGCATCAGCACAAATTACAGTATTGTTTCTTGCTTGTCTAAATTCATAACACAAGGCTTCAGAGTTATCTACTGAAATACCTTTCCAACCAAACTCCTCTTCAAGCAATGCTGTATTATTATGAACATGCGGATCTCCTGAACCAATCTCTAAATAAGAACCATTCTTTTTACCTCTATATGCAGATAAGACAAACATATCTTGAAAATGTTTAGAGTGATTTACATGAATCTTTTCTATACCAGGAAATAAGAATTTATATCTTTCAAAATCTTCTTGAGTATATGGTATAATGTCAGGATAGAAATTCCAATCCAATGCCAACTGAACTTTTTCTCTAAGATGTTCTGGTAATTTACGTTTATGTTTTAAATTAAAGAATAATTGTTTTCCATCTTGTTGAGCAGTAATAGACCATTTAGCCAAAGCTTGAAAATATTCTAAATCTATTTTTCCTGGAAATCCTAATTCTTCATTAGGAACAATATCTTCAATATCTAACGCCAAGTTGGCGTGTAATAAACAACTTTTCCATTTCTTCATCTTTTCGTAAACAGCACATAAAAGATAATGCGCCTCAGGTCTTTTTGGCATTAACGCCGCAGCGTCAAGTAATGCTCCTTCCGTTGTAAAGTTTCTATCTCTTTGCCTATCATAACATCGAGCAATACCAATTAATGATTTATATTGAAGGTTAGTATCTTTAGAAATATCAGCAGTCTTTAAATATAAAGATACTGCCATTGCACCATTTTCTATTTTATCATAACACTGGGCCAAATTATAAATCTTTACTGGATTCTTTGGATCCATGATATGAGTTGTAAGTACATCTTGTAAATTCTTTTTATCATTTACATCAACAACATCACTCTCTGTAATGTATCTTTTAATCTTCATTATTAACCTCTCCTCACAAAATCAAAGAATAATTCTTCAGGCATTTTTAATAAGAATGTACCATTGTCTTGATAACCAAAAGCAATAATTACATTACCATCTAAGAATACCATACCAGTCGCAAACTCAATATTATATTCAAGACCTGTCGTAGGATCTTTTTGAGTACCTAAGAAATGGAAGTCCTTTGTAAAATGTTCTAATTTCCAATCTTTATCCCATACAATTACTCTATGATTGTAATGACCATCTTTACGTCCAAACGCGTCTTTCTTTAAATCAACTTCATGAGTTAAACACATGTGTCGACCTTCGCCAATTGGATGTACTTGAGTACCACCTCTTAAATCTCTCCAAAGACCACGTTCAGTACCAACCTTTTCTTCGGTTAAATGAACCGTCTCAGTTGTACCTTTATCAATGTCAAATTTTACAAGTTCAGTAGGATTAGTCCATTTAACAAAATGCCATGGCATATCAACAACTGGCATCCAATTCTTTTCACAATATGTTGCATCATCTCCTGGAGCAGGAATGGGAAAACGAGCAACTTCTTTCCATTGACCTTCAATATATTCTAATTCTTGAAGCTCCATTCTACCTCTACCTTTATCGTCATAACAATCTCGACGTACTCCGCAAAGGAATAAACGGCCTTCCCAATTAAAGAGACGACCGTCTTCAAGACCAATAAAGTTCCATGTAGGTTTAGTATCAAGTTCTGTTGTATCAATCCTTTGAGCATGGATAATTTCTAAATCACCATTTAGCTCACACATAACATTATATGTTGTTAACGTAATATCGTTTTCAGGATGGATGTATTGAAGAGGACCCCAGACGTGAGGCCAATGTTTTCCTTCGGAATGATAAAGAGTATAATTAACATGGCGGACATTCAAAAGAATCCTTCCTTCATGTAGAAAGATGGAAGGATTCATAATCCCTGTCTCGCCGGTTAACTCTTTGGGTAGTGTAATTGGGTGGATGCTTCCGCCACGTTTCAGTGCATAGTGCACCAATCCGTGATGCCGTAAATCATGCATGTTGACTCCATAATGTAGATCAAAATTTTATTTATTCATTTAAGACCAAGGAATTGCTTTCTCAGTAGTCCCTTGTTTTGCTATCTTTTGTTGAATAGTGGTATCGTAAGATGCTATTAGATCAGCAGATAATCCTGCTTCTAACCATTCTATAACCTTTGCTTCTGTTAAACTAGAAAAGGCAACGAAATCGGACTCAGCAACACTACTAGCGGTCTGTGTATGATAGCCAACAATACTTGCTGCTTTATCTCCGTCGATACCTTTTCTTCTCCATTGTATTTTAACAACAGAATCTGTTAACGTAGCTCCGTCACCATTGACTTCGTCTTTGGTTTCAAAGTTAACTATTTCCCAAGAATAAGTCATTGTTTAAGACCTTATTCTGGAGCTGCAGGATCTTCACCAGGTTCTGAATCTGGTTCCGCAGCAGCTAAAGGTGATACTTCATCTTCGGGTGCCCAAGGCATCGCTGCATCAGCAACTAGTTCGTCGTCAATCTTCTTAGCGACAATTCCTGAAATATGATCAGCATATCCCTGGTCAGAATTTACAACGTTTTGAACCCAACCAACAACTGTGTTTTCAGTTAGATCGTCAAATGCTGTAAAAGAACCAGCAGGAACGTTTTCAGCAGTAAAAGGTGTAGCTCCTGAGAACTCTCCTTCGTTACCATCGCCGTCTACTCCAACAACTTTCCAATATGTTTGAACAATAGCTCCGGTTAATGTCGCGCCTTCAGCATTTACTTGGTCTCTTTTCTTCAAACCAGTAATACTCCAAGTCCACGTATAATCTGTACTTAGTGCCATTTTTTTTCTCCGTAATTAATAACTTATGTTATATTTCTATTTATACATTGTTTGTATTATATCAAAAACTAGTTCATATGTCAACTAGTTTATGACAACTTTTTTACCAACTCTGAAACCATGTCTTTAAGATCGCTGATTTCTTGTTGCTGTTTATTTATAATGGTTTGCTGCTCTTTAATTGCTTCAATTGTTAGAGCAACCATTCTACCATATTCTACCGTCTTGTAATTCTTACCTGATTTTGAAGTACCTAACAATTCTGCTTGAGAAAGTTCGCCTTCGACATATTCAGTATCAGGATTACCTTGATGTAAATCAAACGGTGCAGGCATAACAAGCTGAGGTAATACTTTTTCAACTTCTTGAGCAAGAACACCAACATCATTGTATTTCTGTTCAGGATGGAATCCTGCTTCACCTGCCTCATCAGTCCAATCAAAAGTAACACCTCTTAATGTACATAATTTTTCAAGTGCATTTTCAATTGGCTTAATGTTTGTTTTTAATCTTTCATCAGATGAATAAGCAATAACATTATATCTTGCTCTTAAATTACCACCAAGCTGACAGTCATTATTTACCATACTCAATGTCATTGGCCAGTAACCATTATAGGTTGACCAAGAAGTAGTATTATTACTTCGACCACTCAATACGTAAAATACGTTAGAGTTCTGGTGAACCATTGAGGTATAATGGTTCACATCTCTCATGTATAGAGTAGGTGAACTACCTTGAATAATAATCTGATTACCAGGAACATTAATTTGGTAAAGATTTGAAGTACTTGCTGGGTCAACATAGTAGCCTGTGTTGTTTCTGTCATAGAACAACGTAGCACGCATATCATCTCTACATACAATTCTAGGACCGATAGCAGCTCTCCACGATCCGTTGTTGATAATCAACATACCGTGGTCACTTAACTGATTAGCTCCACCTAACGAACCTGCGTTTGGATGCGACCATGCAATACCATACATATTTGCAGCTGAAGTACCAGCAGAGTTCGGTCTATAGGAAGAACCCATTGCGAATACACACTGTAATCTTGTAGAAGTATAAGTACCAGTTACACCAACACCGTAGTTTAAGAATGTATGATATCCATTTTGTTGTGAAGTACTCCAATAAGAAGTACTTGCTGGATTCATATAGTATCCAGTGTTATTTGAATCGTAGTAAATACCGGCATACATAGCGCCGCCATTACCATTGTTAACATCCAACATTGGAATAGTACGCCAAGATCTCCAAGTAGGCCATGAACTTCTGAATCGTAAGTTCTCAATTGGTCCACCAACCATCTGCCAACCATAACCAGAAGTATTACTATTTCTATAATGGAATGCCTGTGTACCAACCCAATGAGATGTACCTGATGGCTGGTTGGGTGGACTAGACCAAGAATCAATAAAGCCTGAACCCCAAGTACTAACAACGTTCATGTCGACTCGACTCCAACCCATAGCACCAGTCCAATAGTTGGTATCACTTGTTCTCTGAGCTCTTGATCTGTAGAATTCACCAGAGTTTCTTGTATGACCAGGCAGATTCATATGAGCCATTGTTCTATTACTTACACCTTCAAATCGCGTTGATCTTAGAGATGCGCCATCGAAGTAGTAAGCAGTATTATTTCTATCGTAATAGATATAAGCTCGAGCATCGTTCATATATGATACGCCGAACTGTTCAGTACTTGTACTTCCTGGACTTATTCTAAAGGCCCAGCCACCACCGCTGTGTAATAGACCAAAACCACCACTATCGTAATATAAGTAACCACGACGATTCCCAGATGCACCCTGAGAACCGTTATATCCAGAGTATATAATCAATCCACCAGAACCACTTGCACCATCTAAGTGCCAATAAGTTGAACCTGGGCTGTAGAAGTGACGGCCTGTTGCTTGGTTATATAAACCTTGGCCTGCATTATAGTTTCTGAACCAATTATAGTTATAAAGATTGCCAACTGTCGTTGTATTAAATCTTGAATCACCAGAACCTGAACCGAAGTAATAAGCAGTGTTATTTCTGTCGTAGAAGATATTAGCTCTTACATCATTCATATACGAAGTAGAGGCAAAGTTACCATAATAAGCAGTATCATCTCTATCATAGTAAATGTTAGCTTGAACTGAACCATTTACAAAAGTGGTTCCACCTACATACCATTGTAAGTATAGGTTATTGCCTGAACGAGAATCTAAGTGTAAGTTACCGTTTGTAGTCGCAACCGAAGCTTCGTTATTATATCGACCATTTGTACCAACAGCAAGGTATCTACCCCAACTTGGGTTAGGTCCGTGTAATGCACCACCTCTAATTCTTAAAGCAGCATTAGAAGTTGAATTAGGATCTAAGTAATAACCGGTATCATTATTGTCATAGAAGATTGGTGCACGAGCTGAAGCAGAGTGGAATGAGTTACCACTGTTATCTATTCGTAACGACCAACTACCACCACTATTTAAGAAACCAATTTCATTTGAGTTGGTAGCATATACATAACCACGAGCATTATTGCCTGAAGTTGTAAATAGAATCTGCGAAGTACTACTTGTTGAATACAATCTGAATCTTGAAGATGAATCAGAGTACCAATGCATTGCTGTTGCTTGGTTATATAAACCTTCACCGGAGTTATCGTTACGGAACCAGTTTCTTGCATAAACCTCATTAGCACGAACAGACACATTAAAATTAGAAGCACCATCTGGATCTACATAAAACCCAGTATTATTCCTATCATACATAATAGGAGTATCAAATCTTGATGCAACTAATACCTGTCCATTACCACGAATGATTTGGTTCCAAGTTCCACTTGTACCACCATCTCTGAATGATATATCTTCATTACCTGATGTAGCAATGATTAAGTGGGCATCGTTCTCTTCACGTGATTGAATATAACCACGAACATTACCTGATTGAGTTCTTAACGAAATTGTACCGTAGTTACCAATTGTAAGGTTTTGTAATATTGAAGTACTTGCCGGGTCAGTATAGAAACCTGTATTATTAATATCGTAGAATATCGGTGAACGAAGACTGTTATAGTTATAGAAATCTGTGGAAGATGTTGCTACCTGTCTCCAACCTGGACTATAACCACCACCTTGGTTATTGTAAATATAAACAGCTCCACCACCATTACCAGTCGTTGGACGAATAACTAATGTTGTATAATAAGAACCGTCATGCCAGGTTGCTAAAGAAGATCCTGCCATTTCAATTGAAGTAATACCTGTATTTACATCAGAGTTACCAGCGTATGACCATGGAACCTTTTGAGCAGTAAAGCCTTGTGATAAAGCTTCGTTATCTCCTAAGTCACCAATAAAGTTAGCGGTTGAAGTACCGTTATTAAAGTATCCTGTACTCCATCTGAACCTACCGAAGTTATCAGGTAAGTAACCATTTAAAGATTCGTTAATCGTTAGTCTTCTTAATACTGAAGTTCCATTAGGATCTACACGATAAGTTGTATCGTTATAGTCATAGAAGATTGGGGCTCTGAAATCATAGAAGGCGTAGAAGATACGGTTAGTATCTAATCTTGCTGCCTCGACTTGACCAGGCGCATACATTCTTGTTCTTCGACCAGAATAATAGTTGAGGTATATATCATTACTATTCTGCGCATCAATATGGAGGTTACCACCAAGATAAATTCTACCATTGCCATTTACTGATTCAATCGTTACACCATTTTCAACTCTAAGGTTATTAACTCTGGTATCACGGAATCTTGCATCACCTTGGCTTGAACCAAAGTAATAAGCTGTATTTTCACGTTCATAGAATATGTTAGCTCTTACATCATTCATATATGAAGTAGAAGCAAAGTCACCGTAGTATGAAGCGTTATTTAAATCGTAATAGCGTGGTGAACGCATATGTCGAGAACCACGGAATACTTCTGTTGCTAATTCAGCATTCTCTGCAACACCATCACCGTATAATACAAACGTTGCACCAGTACCATCAGGGTTATTATCAGTTACTCTTATCTCTGCATCAAACGCTGTAGTTACGAATCCTAATCTATTCCCACGAAGTACCATTGTACTAAACTGAGATGTACCATTAGGATTTGCATAATAACTTGTATCATTTGAATCGTAGAAGATTGGGGCTCTCCAATCCTGAGAACCTGTACCACCAACACCATGTAATCTACCGTCATTGGCAATATAAGATTTATCAGAACCATCTTGTCTGAACTGAACAATTCTATTTGAGTTTCCGTTAGATACAATGTACCAACGGTTACTGTGCATTTGAATCTTACCTACACCACTACCTGGATTTCCTGTCCAGTTTGAGTTGCCGTTTGAACGAATATCAGAACTTGTAATCTCAATCGCACCTGCACCACCATCGAAGTTAACATCTCCAACAAATTGCATTGTGTTAAATCTTGAATTACTTGCTGGGTTTGCGTAGTAATTAGTATCGTTTGAATCGTAGAAGATTGGAGCTCTTAACGAGTTAGCAGCTTGTAAGTAATTACCAACAGTGATATAATTACTTGAATACATTGACATAGAAGTATAACGAGTACCTGATGTATTCGTATTATAGAATACTGTATGACCATCTCGTTCAAACCTCATGTAGGCCTGACCACCAATTGTATTAGGTCTACCTAAGTAATATTGGTTTGTATTTGCATTAAGATTATTATCAACGTTATAACCAAAACCTGCGCCTTCCCACGTTCTTCCTGGTTCTGATACCCAAGCTTGTAATGCCCATTCTCCTGTACCATTGCCGTTTTGAGGAGCATTTAGAGCTAATCTTATTGCCGTATTACCGTGATCACCAGTTACATCTAATCTCTTACCTGCGGCTCTATAACCAATACCTAATTGCCACATACGACCGTTAGAGTTTGGATCCAAGTAGTAAGAAGTATCATTTCTATCGTACATTAACGTAGGACGAATATCACCTACGAATTCAGATCTGCCTGCGTATGTTCTTTGTTGCCAATCATTAACTCGGCGAGTTTCTAATCTATCAGAGTATCCTAAGATTGAAGTAGCAGGTGCACCTGCGGTTCCTGTAGCACTGAATGCAATTACTGAAACACCGTTGGATGCGTTAAATAGTCGAATGTTTTCGTTATAACTATTAACCTCATTACCATCATTAATCCAAATAGATGGGTTTTGAATCACACCACGAACATTTACCGAAGTACCTGTTGAAGCAGGATCTATATAATATGCAGTATTACCACGATCTCTAAATATATTTGCATCAATAACATCAGCAGTAATATCATCAACTGTTAAGTCACCTGTAATAAACGCATTACCATCAACATTAAGTTGATCTGATACTCTTAAATCATCAACTAATAAATTAGATTCAGCATTACGTCTCTTCAACATAATACCGCCGTACTCTCTTAAAGCACCGCCTGAGTTATAGTTAAGTAATATTCTTATTCTTACGTAATGTACACCACCACCATCAGACCCATTATATGGAGTATGAGATGTTGGCATTGTTGTATGATTTCTTAATGTTTCCCAAGAAGTACTTGTTCTGTTTGAACCACCAACTACGAAATATGTTGTACCTGTATTACCTGCGATTGGTTTCTTATCTTTATCGAATCTCTCAACACCGTAGTATAATAAACCACCTGAGCCTGAAATAAGTCGAGTTGAAATTTCACCGTAAATATCTTCACCAGGACTAACAGGAATATAGTTTGAATAGAAGTTTCTGTATGCAGATGTTCTTAATACATAACCACCCGCGAAAGGACCGTCACCTTTAACATATTCACTCGTAGTTCCTGTAAGGTTATTCTCATTGTCATCAATGTTTTGTATTACCCTTGCTTCCATATATGGAGTCATATCGAATAAAACAAGATCTGCTCCACCTGAACCATATGCTGGATTCAATGATATATTTTCGTTACCACCACTTAGTGCAAAGTTACCTGCAGAAACAGTTCCTTGGAAGTATGCATTACCGTCATCGAGATCAATACTTGCTCTTACATTACCTGAACCTACAAATACATATTCATTAGGATTACTTGAACCAAAGTGTTGATATGCAGCACCATTATTACCTGCCCAGAATGTACCCCAGTTACCAGCAGTGTTCCAAATCCAATGCGAATAATCTTGAGCTTCAATTACCTTGTTTGTATCACCATTACCTGATGTATCAAAACCTTGACGGTAGATTCTACCGTTAGTCATCAATCCGCGGCTTGTATTACCTGCAGCTGGATTTAAGTAATAAGTAGTATCATTTGAATCATAATAGATTGGTGCTCGCATTTGATTATTTGCGAGGAAGTAACCATTTGCTGTTTCAGCCTGTTGGGTTCCGTTATAGTATAAAAGAGTTCCGGCGTTTCTATACCACTGTTGACTCCATTCGTTATCGGTATCATTGTAAATACCAACACGTTCTGGTCCATTTGACATTAAGACCCATTGGCCTGCGATAGAATAACCAGCCCAACCAGATTTATAACCGCCAACTTCCATTGAACCGTAATTACCAGAAGCAGCATCGGCATAATATGTAGTTGCATGGTTAAAGTAATAACGCAATGCTTGTACTGCGTTTAATCTTGTAGTACTTGCAGCGTCAACATAATAACCAGTATTACCACTATCATAATAGATAGGCGAACGAAGTTGATTCTGTCCAAGGAAGTAACCATTTTCAGCACTTCCCTGTTGTGAACCGTTATAGTACATGGCAGTTACACCACCATTCTCGCCTCTAAATAACCAATGATTATTTACATCGTTATAGATACCACTAGTGTTCGCGTTGTTGTGCATAAATACAACACGATCATTAATAGAGAAGCCTTCGTATCCACTTCGTCCTGTACCAGAAACCGTTAATGAACCAAACGTACCATTAGGTGATCTTAATATAACACCATCTTCGAGTTTGATTGTTGCTAATCTTGATTCACCAGCAGGATCTGCAAAGTAAGCAGTATTGTTTGTATCAATAAACTTATCTGCGTAGAAGTCGTTACCTGTACCTGGGTTAACATTATATAATGGGAAGTCAACAAAATTAGAATAGGCAGTGCCTGAGTTCCAAGTTTGTTGCCACAGTCTCATTCCAAGACCAGACTTTTTAACCATTAATAAGTTATCAGAACCACCAGAAGAATCAGTGTAAGATCTAAAGTGTAAGTAATCAGCCCAAGGTGCAGTATTGTTATTATTCCAAGATGTGAAACCGAATCTTAATCTTCCTGCAGTATCTTCATTTGGTTCAATAATACGGTTATCTCTAGACTTCAGATAATTTGCATATCCTGAAACACCTGGAGCTTGAATCTCATTCGTTACTGTTAGGTTAACAAAATCACCTGAAGTAATATATGAATTGCCCCAACGATAAGCGGGTAAACCTAAATTACCTTGAGCATTAACTCTTGGTATTACCGTTGCACCAACAGTACCATTACTTTCACCGAATACATAATGAGTTGAAGCTTCAGACGAATCAAATACCATTGCCAAGCCAGCACCAGTGGTAACTGAGTTATCAGCGTGCCAAACTTTAATAGATGCTTGTTGTTTTCCACTTAATCCGGCTAATTCACCAGATTGGTCGGTCATTGTAATACCGACACCGCCGCCATTAGTAGGCTTTTGTAATTCTATTCCTGAACCGTAAACTTCAAGCTTGTTTCTAAATCTTATCCTGCCATTGTTAATTTGGCCTCTAATAATACCGCCAGTTGTAAGTTCAATCTGGTCAGCGGCCGGGAATCCAATATAGGTATTTGTGTCACCACGATGTCTTACCCAATCATCAATATCTACTGTGTTAAATTGTGAGTCACCATCTGGGTCAGCATAATAAGCAGTATTCTGATATGAATAGAATACATTACCGTAATATGCACCTGTTGTGTAAATATGCTTATTATTTCTAGAACGGAGATATGTACCATCGGTCATGTACCAACCGCCACCCCAACCGAATCCTAATTCTTCATCTTTAAGGAATGTTGCTGTACCACGACCAATTACAATAGCATCATCACTACCTGCTAATTGAATTGAACCGCCGACGTGTAATCTGTTTGTTGTAAGTGCTCCGCCAACAACTGGAGTATTATCACCTACTGTATATGTTGGTGCTGAAGAATTCGCAATCATAACATTTACGTTATCATCAACAATTAATGCTTCAGTATATCCTGAATTCCAGAATCCCCAAGTTGTTCCTGATTTTAATACTTGATATAAGTTGCCTGAACTATCACCACGAATAGAACCACCGTCTACTCCGTCATGATAAAAGTGAATATATCTTTGACCGTTTCCTGCTGGGTTAGCAGATGAATCAATAAGATTCATATATTGTAATGCGTATCCACCAGAAACATTACCACTTATTGCGATTGAAGGATTACTTGTAGATCCGTTTCCGTCTCCGTAACCCATTAAGGCAATACCACCATTACCTGTCGTATCAGCCCATCTTGAATTGTTTGCGATGTTTTCTATTCTTACCGCACCAGCAAAGGTTGCCGCTAATGTTGTATCACCGGGATGTACAAAATAACCTGTAGCATTTCTATCAACAAATCTATCTGCTTGAACATCACCTTGAACAATAACAGGGTGAGAGAATGTTGAGTTAGCATCCGTAATATTTAATCTTTCAACACCGCCTGTGACAAACGTTTGACTATCTGCAGCATCAAAACCAAAGTAATTATTTGTATCACCACGATGACGAATATAAGTATCAATATCAATTTGTGCCATCTGAGAAGTAGATGCAAAGTTACCATAATAATTTGTGTTATTTGAATCGTAGAAGATAGGTGAACGCATTTGATTATTTGCTAATACATAAGTATCATTAACTAATAATCTTTGAGCATTACCTGTGACAACTTCAAAACTGTTTGCGCCGTTGAAGTTTAAATATGTATCAGTATCACCGTCGTGGAATATAGTACCAACAAGACCAATACCAGACATTCTTGAATTGCCTGCTGGATTAACATAGTATGTTGCGTTATTTAAATCGTAGAAAGTACCTGCATATACATTCGGGAAAATTGCATCAACAGTACCTGTGATATTCGTTGCATTGATTTCAAATCTTTCAACTGCGGCTGTGGTAAAGATAATGTTATCGTTAGAATCAAAACCTAAGAATGTATTTGTATCACCGTTATGTTGAATGTAATCATCAATACCAATACGATTCATTACTGATGTTGAATTAGGATCTGCATAATAAGCATTGTTATCAGCATCTAGGAATCTTGAAGCAGCAAGGTCACCAGTGAATGTACCATTGACTGCTGTAATATCTCCACTTACATCGAGATCACCAGTAATATTAACACCGGTATTTAATACCTCAACTCTTGTAGTACCGCCTGTATCAATCTTAACGTTATCAGTAGCAAAATTAATCTTGGTATCAGTATCGTTATTATGAACAATTGCATCGTTAACATAAAGATTAGGTACATATGTATCAAGGTTAGATAAGACTCTTGAATTATTAATATCTAATCTTGTAGTACCACCAGTGTTTAATTTTATCTGGTCAGTAGTAAAGTTTAGTTTTGTATTTGTATCACCGTTATGGAATAAATCATCATCTATTCCAACGTCGTTTAATGTTGAAGTACCATGAGGATTAAGAACGTATGAATTATTATCTACATCTATAAATGACTTACCGTATACATCTTCAGCAGCTCTAACATTACCGGCAGTTGCTGTGACATCTCCTGTCGTTGCCGTAACACCTGTTCCACCAGTTACTGTTGTTCCTGCTGATACCGAAGTACCTGCGGTTACTGTTGTTCCTGCTGCGACTGAACCTGATGGCGCTGCGATGTTTCCTGCTGAGGCTGTTATATCACCGGCAGTTGCTGTTATGTCATCACCAGCAATAACATCATCGCCTGCGACTACATCACCTGCAGTTGCCGTAACATTTCCTGTTGTTGCTGTTACGCCTGTTCCACCAGTTACTGTTGTTCCTGCCGCAACTGAAGTACCTGCGGTTACTGATGTTCCTGCCGAAACTGAACCAGCGGTTGCACTGATATTACCTGCAGTTGCTGTTATGTCTTGACCGGCTGTAACATCGTTATCTGCTAATACATCTCTTCCTGCATCAACATCTCTATCAACATTCCAGTCACCGTCAGTATCTGAACTTGCATTCCAACCAGAGTTATCATTTTTTAAGAAACCTATTGTACCATTGTTTCCGTATAATACTCTGTCTTGACCTGAAGTGGCAAAGTTTATTTGAGCAGCGCCATTACCATCACCAACAGTAATATCACCTTCTATTGTAATATTACCAGTTGCAGTATCATCTGCGTCTGAACGTAAGAATTGAGCAGCTTCTAAACCGTCTACAGTATCAGCATCAAATCCATTTCCTGAACCTTCATCTGCTGTTGTAATAACTCTACCAAGAACTGCATTATTAACTTCTAACTGCCAATAGTCTTGGGATTCATTCCATACAAGTTTAGGATTTGCTAATGTACCACGCTCAACTTCAATACCTGCATTCTCTGAAGGAGCAGATCCTGTATAGTTGGCATTAAGTGTAATAATATTATCGGATAATAATATCTCTTCGGTATTTACATAAGTAGTATTACCTGAAACTGTTAGATCACCACCAATTGTTAAACTACCTGCTACTTGAGCATTTGCTTGTGCATCAAGTAAAGCTTTAATAACTGCTTGACCATCAATCGTAATGTTTGTATCAATTTGTGCAGAACCAGTAACATCAATATCTTGACTGAAGAATATATTACCTGCAGCAGTATCGTCAACATCTGACCTTAAGAATTGACTTGCTTCTAAACCATCAACAGTATCTGCATCAAGATTATTACCTGAACCTTCGTCTGCAGTTGTAAGTATACGATTACCTTCAATCGTCGTTGTGGCAAGACCTGTGAAATCAACGCCTGTAGATGTAAAGGCTGCTATTTCAGTTCCTGCGTAATTAATAACAATACCAGCAGTACCATCATAAAAACTAATGGAGTTATCTTGCTGAGGATTTGTTATTTTATAATCGCCCGCAGAAATATTGCGAATCTGGAGTGAATCAGAATCACCTTCAAATTGAGCGATAATAGTAGATGCGGAATGCCCACCAGAATTGGTGACCTTTAGGGTTGGCGTACCCTGCACAGCTTGTGTTAGAACGGAATCACCGGTGACCTGGAGTTTTTCTCCTGTATCAGTAGTGGATCCAATGACAGCGTTTTCGGGCGTCAAGAGACCGTTCTTTACTATAAACTTTTTATCATTTGCCATTCGGTTCACTCTCCCCAGATAGGCGGTTTTTATTAATCAACGTATACCTTTATTTATAAGTTAACTCTCAGTGTATGTGGCAAATACGGTGAATGTTGTACTTGTAGCAGAGGCAGGAGTACATCTTAATCTCGATAATCCTGAAGAAGCATCTAGCTCATAAGTAGCAAGTTCAACATTTGATGTTATTCTTCCAAATTCTGTTCCTAAGAAATCGGTTCCTGTATCAATTGCCAAGATTTTAGTTACATCAACATCAGATCCTGATTTCGCAGTGATAATATATTCAACACTTTTAAATTGACCTTGTGCATATTGGTCAACACTTATTTGAGTTGTTGCCGTTGTCGTTGTTTCTTTTGTTGTTATTCGTCCATGTTCAAAATTTAGATTGCCGTCAAGACTAACATTATTTGTAGCAGTAAGATTAGGAACCGTCAAGTTCCCTGTCATTGTATCTCCATCTACATTAACATATCTTGCATCGGCAATTGCGATTGTTAATACCGCAAGATTACCTTTCGTAAATCCTACAACATGACCAAACTCATCGAAGTCCATACTCTCAATAACTTCGGCATTTGGTAGATCCAACACGCCAGTATTCGCAACACTTGAAGTATCACCATGAGTTAGTGTAACATCTCCACTGAGTGCTCCACCACCTGCTAATCCAGTTCCACCTAACACACTTTGTGTTTTATCAACCTTAAGAGCTAAAGCAGTATCAACTTCTGTTTCTGTATAATAACGGTTATCTAATTGACCAGCATCTAATTCTGTTTCTGTGTAATAACGATTATCAAGTTGGCCTGCATCAAGTTCTGTTTCAGTATAATATCTTGTGTCGAGTTGACCTGCATCAAGTTCGGTTTCAGTATAGTATCTGTTATCGAGCTGACCGGCATCTAATTCTGATTCTGTATAATAACGATCATCAAAATCAACTTGATCTAAACCAGTCACATGACCGTAAGTATCAAGAACTACATCTTGTATTACCTGACCGCCACTTCCTAATACACTTGCTTGTGAAGAAGTATCGGCGTGGTTAATAGTAATTGAACTATTGGCAGTTTGGTTAAGTGTAAATGTACCACCACCATCAATTGCATTTCCTGCACTGATAGTAATTGTTGAATTGTTAATATTGTTCGCAGCAGATGCAGAAGCTGAATTAATAATATCTATGGCATGCTGACCATCAAGTAGATCTGCATCAAGGCCTGACGTTGTTCCATCAACTGTTTTAATAGCAGTTAATATTTCTGCTGCTGTTTGGTCAGCCGTAGCGTTTGATTCAATCGTATCTAATTTTGTACCATCCGCTGAAACGTCACGACCATCAACCGTACCAGAAATTGTAATATTACCTGTGACATCAAGTTCACCGAATTCATGAATGTTGGCAAGAAAGTAAGTACCGTCTCCAGCTTCTAAACTTAATGTTGTATTTGCGTTATGCCATGTAAGATCTTCAATACCACGAATTGTGTTTGTGGCTGCGGCAGTAATACGACCATCTTCATCAATTGTAATAGCAGGGATTGCCGTTGCACTACCATAAGATCCTGCCGTAACCGCGGTATTAGCAAGCTCTGTCGCAATTGATATTGTTCCATTGCCTAAGTCTGTAAGTGTTGTAGTACCTGTACCAGTGACCTTACCGGTTAACGCAACATCAATCTGTGGATCTGGTAAATTTGTTTGATTTGTGAAATCAGTATAATAAGTACCTTCTTGTCCATCTAATAAATCAGCATCCAATCCTGATGTTGTTCCATCAACTGTTTTAATTGCTGTAAGTATTTCGGATGCAGTTTGATCTGCAGTTGCTCCTGACTCTATACCATCAAGCTTTGTTCCATCAGCATCAATATCACGACCATCGACAGTTCCTGTGACTGTAATATTACCTGTGACATCAATTCCTGCACCGAAGTCAACGTTAGCATCAAAGGCAGATATAATGGTGTTGTAAGAAGAACCATCACCTGTATTGATTTGGAATGTGTTGTTTGCGTTATACCATTGGGTACTTCCAATGCCTGCTACAGAGGCTGTGGAGACCGCAGTAAGACGACCATCAGCAGCAACAGTAATAATTGGAATAGAGGTTGCACCACCGTAACTTGCAGCGGTAACACCTGACGCAGCAATATCAGCGGTTAATGTACCACTTGCTAAATCCGTTAATGTGACTGAACCTGTGACATCGCCGGCAAGAGTAATTGTTGGGTCAGGTAAATTTGTTTGATTTGTAAAGTCAGTATAAAAAGAACTGTTTGCACCATCAAGTAGATCAGCATCTAATCCTGAGTATTCACCGTCAACTGTTTTAAGAGAAGTTAATATTTCTGCAGCAGTAGGGTTAACTTGAGCACCGGCTTCAATTGCATCAAGCTTTGTTCCATCTGCTAATATATCACGACCATCTACTGTTCCTGTGACCGTTATATCACCAGTAACACCTAGACCTGTAAATTGATTAATAACAGTATTAAATGTACTGCCATCAACAGTTGAAATTTGGAATGTATTATTTGCTACGTACCAATCAGTATCAGAAACACCTGCGACCGATACATCAGCAGCTGCAGTGATTCGACCATCTTCGTCAACTGTGAATGTTGGTATAAGAGAAGCTGAACCATAAGAACCGGCGGTAACTGCTGTATTCGCAAGTTCCGTTGTAATGGCAATTGTACCATCGGCAAGATCTGTTAAAGTGGTCATCCCTGACCCAGTAACTTTTCCTGTAAGGTTTACATCTATTGTCGGGTCGGGTTTATTGGTCGCATTTGTAAAATCTAAATAATGCGTGCCTTCCTGACCGTCCAATAAATCTGCGTCAAATCCATTCCCTGCGCCTTCATCACCAGTAGTAATGATTCTTCCAACTGTTCCACCCGAAGCAATTTCCCAATAATCATTTGCTTCATTCCATTGTAGAACTACATTTGCGTCGTCGCCTCTTTCAATCTCGAGGCCTGCATTTTGTGTGGCTGAACCTGTATGATTCGCATTAAGAGTAATAATATTATCGGATAACTGAATTGTTTCCGTATTGACATATGTGGTATTACCTGATACAGTAAGATTACCTGATACGACAAGATTACCATCAAAGGTATCATCTTCATCGGATCTTAAAAATTGTGTTGAATTAAGTCCGTCTAATAAATCTGCATCAAGGCCTGAGCCTGCTCCGTCAACTGTTTTAATTAAAGTAAGTAAGTCATTTGGATCGGCACTAAACTCAACGATGGATTCTGTTACACCGTCGTTTTGTTTAATGTAGATTTTACCGTCGGCTGTGTTAATCGCAAGTTCACCTAACGACAACTGAGCTGTAGTCGGAACTCTACCTGCTACGGCACTTCTTCTTAACTTAATTAATGTTGACATATATATGTCCCTATATCATTACCTATAAAGGCGATATTAAAAGGTTCCTCCATCTAATGTTGTGACAGTTACGTCACCGCTTGCCACAGTAAAGTTTGCGGTATTAAACGAAGCAACACCAATATTGGTATCTGTTGCCAATTCACCAGCAATTAATATCTGATTATTGCTGACTGTTGTATTAATACCTTCGCCTGCGGCGAAAGCGATTGTCTCACCTAATTGAACTACATCGGTAGTTCCGGTCTCTGCTGATATATTAATACCACCAGTTGTTAGGTTTCCAATCGTAGTATCTAAAAATTGTTTATTAACTGCATCTAAACTATTGACAGGATCTAACAAACCTGTTATAATAGAGTTATCAACACTAATACTACTACTGAATGAAGATAATGTTAATCCACCAGCTGTTGTTGTTAAAGCATTGTTCGCAAGAACAGTATTAGTTCCAACTACAACTGATGTATCTGTATTGATATTTATTAGTCGAGTATCAAAACCCGCAGGGTTTAGCTTATATGTATTATTATCCGAATCAATAAATGATTTAGAATAAATGTCTCCATCTGTTACATACCAACTATCATTTGATTTATCAAAGTAAGTACCAAAGTTAAACGAATTACTTAAGAAACCAATCTGTGTACCCAAAGCGTAGAAATACATATTTCCACCATTGGTACCCATAATGATTTGGGAATTACCTTGCTGATAACCAATATGCATATTTTTAAATCGAGAAGTACCCGACGGATCAGCATAGAATGATAAGTTATCTTTACTTACAAATTTTGTTGCTCTTAAATCACCGTTAGATGTATCACCGCCTTCTGCGTTAATATATCTGCCATCTAAGTCAGCATAATCAAATGTTGTTAAGATAGAAACGTTAGAGTTATTCTGAACAGTGCCACTACCTGAAACAGCTCCTGTTAACGCAACATCAAATGGATTCGTATAGAAGTTTAATTTCTGATTTGGATTATCAGCAATAACTTGAATACCATTCTCAACGTTATTTCTAACCGCATCTTCAAGAACACCGTAAATAGAAGGTACGAAGTCAACAACCGCATTGGATGATACTGATAAAGGAATATTAACAATAGAACGAACACGTCCGTAAATATCAAACTCAAAGTTTGGTACCGTTCCTTCAACACCAGCTTCTCTTAATCCTACGAACGAATCCCATACAGTATCCAAGGCAAAGGCAGTAACATTATTACCTGAGTCGTAACTTTCAATTGTAAGACCTGTTCCAACTTCAAGACTTGG